AAGCAGCAACGATACATCTATGATAACAAGACTCACCGTCGTATTGATATTGACGGATGGGATAAGTTTGTTCGGTTCTTCTATAAGATGGCTGAACGTCCTCTCGACTCTAAGCAAGATGCTGAACTCATATCACCAGCTGTGTTCCATCAACCATCTACTCGTAAGAATGAGTTTGTAATTGAATGGGCCAACTGGTGTTGTGTTGATGTTGATGATTATATTCCAGAAGGAAACTTGAATGATGACTTGGTTAAGCGTTTTGGTCACTATCGTTTTATTTGCTATTCTACCGCTAGCAGTACACAGACTACGCCAAAGTTTCGTCTTGTCTTTCCACTTACACAAGCTGTACGGAGAGAAGACATCAGGCATTTCTGGCATGCTCTCCAAACTGAACTCGGAGACCTCGGCGACAAGCAAACTAAGGACTTCGCTCGGATGTATTACATCCCTGCAGAATATAATAATGCTTTTAATTTTATATTCACTAATTGTAACGGTAATGATGTTGATCCATCAGAGTTAATGTATAAACATCCTTACGAGGAAAAAGCAAACCTAAATAACTTCTTTGATAGACTGCCTGCTGAGTTACAGAAGCAGATAGTAGAACACAGAAAGTCTAAACTAGATAACACAAGCATTACCTGGACATCATATAGAGACTGTCCATTCTTTCCTCGTAAGTTAGAAGCTGAATACAGATCAATAACTCATACTGGTTGGTACCGTAAGATGTATCAGATCATGGTAGCTATTGCTGGTAATGCTGTCAAACGTAAGTATCCAATCACAGCTGCAGAGATTGCAGAGATGTGTAAAGAACTAGACTCTGAGACTGGTAACTGGTATGCTAATAGACCTATCGAGCGTGAAGCTGATGGTGCCATTGAATATGTTTACAAAAATATATGAAAAAAGTTTAAATTAATTGAAAAAAACTGTTTACCTTTTCTCTATAATGTAGTATACTATAAGAGTAGAGAAAAGGAGCTAAATTATGATTATCAAGTTTGACATTGTTAATTTCGACACATACATTGCTAACAACTGTGTATCTGGTCACGATATCTCTATTCATAAGGATATGTTAGGTGATTATGTTGCTATTGTTGAGAAGCGGTTGGAAGATGGTTCTTTCGAAGCATATGAAGAAGTTTTTGATTCACTTGAGCGTGCAATGCGCTGGTGTGAGTGTCCTAACAATGAGGACAACCCTGTAGTTCTTTCAACTTCATTTGGAGCATAATTATGTTACAGAATTTTGTTAAAACTGGTAAGCAGTGTACATGGCCTGGTTGTACAGGTGATGCTGTTAAGACTAAGTTACCTGTTGCAGGTAAGACTATCCATTGTATCAAGCATCAGATGCGTAAGCATTCAGGTCGTGTTGGTCCTAACTGGTTACGTGATAACTATCGTGAAAATCTGAAGTCATATTGTGAGATGTCAGGTCGTCGTTGGTGTGACATGTATGAAGAAGTTAAAGCTGGCTTCAAGGTACTTGGCCAAGAGTTTACAAGAGTTGATCTTGTACGTCGTACTTGTCAGCAGTTTGATGTTGACCATAAAGATGGAAACCATTATAATAATGATCCTAGTAACTTACAGACTCTAACTAAGAGTATGCATAAGTTGAAAACTGATGTTATGGGTGATGCTGACCCAACTAGAAAGAGTTATGCAGTATGATGTTTGGTGTGTATGGTGTTTATAGTCAGTTTGATGAACTGATATATATTGGATCAACTAAATTAAAACTTGAGTGGTTGGAAGACAACCACAGGAACTGGAGACGTAAGAGCTACAGTCCAACTCTCTTCAGACAAGCTCTTGAAGATAGGGGAGAGGATTGGACTTTCAAGTGGATCCAGGAACCACGATCTGTATCTAAAACGCAGATTGAAATTGAAGAAGGTGCGTTGATTAGATACAAGAATCCATTGTATAATGTCGACAAATATCCTTACGAGCATAGCGTAAGAGAAGGAAGGTTGGAACAGATATAAATGGCTGATAAAAAATATTACTATTCAGAGGTCTTCAACTCTATTCAGGGTGAAGGCCTCTACACAGGACAGTGGACTCTCTGGTTGAGATTCTTCTTGTGTAATCTACAGTGTAATGGATTTGGTCAGATTGATCCTACTAATCCTGATACATATGATCTACCATTTGAAGACTTTGATGCATCTACAGTCAATCGAGTGGAAGATCTACCTGTATGGGAAAAGGGTTGTGACTCATCATACACTTGGTCTAAGAAGTTCAAACATTTGATGGGTCAGAAGACTGCCCGCGAGCTTGTAGATCTTATTCGTGAGACTACAAAGACTGAGACTAATCCAGAAGGTAACTTCTTACATCCAGAATCTAAACAGAAAGCTCATATGTGCTTTACTGGTGGTGAGCCTCTAATGCGTCACGCACAGAATGCTTTTATGGAGATGTGGGAGTGTTTTAAGTTTGATCAGAATCTACCAGATTCAATTACATTTGAGACTAATGGTACTCAGATGTTATCTGATCAGTTCTTTAATTACATTACCAATAGAGGTTTGTATAATACACCTATGTTCTTCTCATGTTCTCCAAAGCTGTGGACTGTGGCTGGTGAGAAAGGTGACAAAGCTATCAAGCCAGAAGTAGTTGCTCAGTATGCTCATGCATCACAAGTCATCAACAGACAATGGAATAGACCTAATGGCCAGCTGAAGTTTGTTCTTGGTGATAAGAAAGAGATGTGGGACGAAGTAGATGATGTTATTAACAACTTCAGAGCTGCAGGTGTACACTGGCCTGTTTATATTATGCCTGTTGGTGCTACTGTGGAAGAGCAAGAAGATTCTGGAGGAAAGGTGGCGGAAATAGCTTTCAAGAAAGGATACAATGTATCTGGTAGACTACACTGTCACTTATTTGGGAATGCGATTGGAACATGAAGTTTAAAGCTAAGATATACTTTGAGTATGATGATATTCTGTCCATGTGTCAGAATTTGGAACACGATGTATCTAAGATGCGGCCTGATCTAATCGTTGGTGTGACGAGAGGTGGATTGCTTCCTGCAGTCCATCTTTCTCATGCACTTGACATTCCTATGATCACTATCCAGTGGCAGACAAGAGATGATACTAAGCGAGAGATAAATGAAGAAGTCATACAGGCTCTTGCTGAAAAGAAAACTGTTGTCTTTGTTGATGACATCAACGATAGTGGTAAGACATTTAAAGAAATAAAGAAAGCATATCAAGGCGGAAAATATGTTGCGTTAGCAGAGAGACACGGTACAGTGTTTAAGTCTGATGCGAGATCATTACGTCTTGATGACCAACGTTGGATTGTATTTCCATGGGAGAAAGATTGATGAAATATTATAGTACAAAGACATATGGACATGAGAGAGGATTGAGCTGTGCATTCAGACAGCCTAATGCTTCACACTCTCATTGTTCTCTGATTCATGGATATGCACTTTCATTTAAGTTTACATTTTCATGTACTGAGTTAGATGATAAGAACTGGGTTCAAGACTTTGGTGGATTGAAAGATCTGAAGGATTGGCTTGAGACTCAGTTTGATCATACACTTGCTGCTGATGTAAACGATCCTAAGCTAACTGATCTACAAGAGCTTGAAGATAGAGGCTTGGTAGACTTGAGAGTAATGGATGGTGTTGGTTGTGAGAAATTTGCAGAGCATGCTCTTGTCTTTGCTGACGAGATGGTGTATAATGCTTCGAAAGGTCGTGTGTCTTGTATCGAATGTGAGGTACGAGAGCACGGAGCTAACAGTGCAATTGTAAGGAAAGATTGATGGGTATTGCAGATAAGATTAGAAAAGAATTAGATAAGACAGGTAAGCGCTATTGGGCTGGCGACAACATTTCTGAGTTTGTATCAGATGCTGATAAGCAGTCTCTGATTGATGAGCTGACAGTAAAGTTTGAAGGAGTACTTGATACTCTGTTGATTGATAGACATACAGATCCTAACTCTATGGATACTCCTCGTCGTCTTGCTAAGATGTACTTCAATGAGATTATGTCTGGTCGTTATGATGCACCACCTAAGGTAACTGCATTCCCTAATAATGATCCTGAGTCTCGTTATGGTGGTATGCTGGTTGCTCGTGCAGAGATTATCTCTATGTGTTCACATCACCATCAACCAGTGAAGGGTGTATGTTATATTGGATTGCTTGCGGGTCAGAACCTGATTGGCTTGTCTAAGTATGCTCGTATTGCTCAGTGGGTAGCTCGTCGTGGCACTTTGCAAGAAGAACTGACTATGCAGATTGCTGATGAGTTAATTCAACATACAGGTACAAAAGATCTAGCTGTGTATATCCAAGCTACTCATGGTTGTATGGAGAACAGAGGAGTGGTTGCTCACTCATCATTGACACAGACTACTGAGCTGCGTGGTCAGTTCTTTAATCCATCTGTGAAGAATGAATTTTTAGATTATTTGAAAATGCAACAGACGTTTGCAGGAACGAGGACATAATGGCATTTGAGTGGCCTAGATCCCATAAGTGGGAAGAAAATATTGAACGTGAAGTTACGGAAGGTCTTGAACAACTGATCTTTGAACAGTATGACGTTGAAGAGATTTCAGAGTTGACTGAAGAACAGATTGATGAGATAATGGCTTATCGTGACGAACTAAGTGAATACAGTCCACTACAGTGGGCTTTTAGTAATGTATATTCTGCATGGGAAATGGAGCAAGAGTATGAAGAGTAAAGATTTTATTTGGGTTACGTTTCAGAAAGAAGGTATCCATAAGTATCCAGCAGCATTAGAAGATCCTGAGCTAGGTGCAGTGAGCTTCTTGGGTTATCCTCACAGGCATATGTTTCACTTCCGCGTTGAGTTAGAAGTGATGCATGATGATCGTGATGTAGAGTTTATCTTGTTCAAACGTGAACTGGAAGAACTATACAATATTGGTACCATGGAACTGGACTATAAGTCTTGTGAGATGATGGCTCGTGAGCTTGCTGGATATATTCGTAATAAGTATCCTGACCGTGATATTGCTATTGAAGTATCAGAAGATGGTGAGAATGGTTGCCGTCTATCTTTCCCTAATGAATAGGAGTTATAATGATTGATTTTTGTCACATATCACCAACAGCATATCTACCTGCCTTCACTCGTACTAATGGATCTCATCTACTCTTAGCTCACTTGGTTGAGAGTGATCCTGAGTATAGAGACTTCTATGCTAATCTTGATGACGGCTGTTTCAAGATTATGGATAACTCTGCTTTTGAGATGTACAAGCAAGGTCGTCCTATGTATCCAACAAGCAAGCTACTTGAGATGGGTAAGGCATGTAAAGCTGATATGATTGTCCTATCTGACTATCCTGGTGAACCAGGTCAGAAGACTATTGATGCAGCAAAGAAGACAGCTAAGAAATATAAAGATGCTGGCTTCCAAACATTTTTTGTACCTCAGTCTGAAGTTGGTGACTTTGATAATTACATGGATTGTATGGAGTGGGCTCTGAACGAAGCTACAAAGCCTGAACCAATCATCGATCGTATTGGTCTTTCTATTCTTGGATGTCCTAATGCATATGGTGTTGAGAAGGATAACAAACTACAACGGTATATGTCTCGTTATGCTATCCTCAAGGAATTAGACTATCGTCAAGTCTGGGAAACTGAACACCTCAATGTATTCCATTGCTTAGGTATGGTTGATGGACCTAAAGAGATTGAACTTCTTTCACCTTGGGCAGACTTTATTGCTTCTTGGGATTCATCTGCTGCTGTATGGGCAGGACTGAATAATGTCCGCTTTGATAACTCACCTACTGGTCTGGTGAATGGTAAGTTTGAGTTAGAAGTAGATTTTGATTACTCTGGTGATTTATCTGTTGATCAAGTTAATGATGTGCTGTATAATATTACGTATATTGATGATTTGATTGAGAGGTTATATTATGAGTAATCAGCGTAGAGGTAAGTTTAAACCTGCTAGTATGCATGACGGTGCTTCAATGAGTACCGTTATGTTTTTTAAAGAAGCTAAGTTGGCGTTAGAGCAATCTGGTAATGATGATGCTGCGTTCTACTTTGAGCAAGTAGAAGAATGGCTACGCGCTGGCCATGGCTTGCCTACTAGCGCTCGTGAAGTGAGTAGAGTACTCGCGCTATGATTGATATTGTTAAATGGAAGACTGCTCGGCATGATTTAGGTTATGTTGAACATATCGCGTATGACTCTGTCACTAGCAGAGTTGTTGGAAAAGTACATAAAGTTAAGACAAATAAGTTCCAAGCTAATGTGACTGGTCGTCCTATCTTTCACAGACGCTCTTTACTTTCTGCTAAAAATGATGTACAATATATGTATGAAAAACTTGGAGTTGGATTATGAGACCTGAATATAAACGTAATGAAGATAAGATTATTGCTGGCATCCAGCAGTACATTGATTCTACATATAGTGCTCACTATGCATCTTCTTCTGGTCGTGATGTAGTTGACGATTGGGATGATGCTGGTATTACTAAGGAGATGTGTCTTGGTAACATTATCAAGTATGTAAAACGGTTTGGTAAGAAAGAAGGATACAATCCTAAGGACATCATGAAGGTTGTTCACTATAGTATCTTTCTTCTGAATGAACTACAGAATGAGGATAAATCGAATGAACATGATTAATATTGGAGGCAATAACAAGTCTACTCTTACTGCAATCCAACCAGGAGATGTACAACCTAATGCTGTAGATCTTCGTTTGGGTAAAGTATTCTGGATTACTGCTAATGAGTTTGTTATTGATGAGGATCAGAAGAAGCATCGCGGTAGTGTAGAGAAGATGGTTGATGATGATGGTTACTTCCGTCTTGAGCCTGGTCACTATGAGGTGATCATGGAGAATGAGATCTCTGTAGGTGATGGTGAAGCTGGCTTTGTTATTACAAGATCTACTCTGAACCGTAACGGTGTCTTCTTGACGTCTGGCTTATATGATACTGGCTATGCTGGGGTGATGGCTGGTGTAATGCATGTCAGTGTTGGTCCTATGAAGATCAAGCCTGGTACTCGTGTTGGTCAGTACTTATCGTGGGAAGCAGAAGCTCTGTCTTCATATGATGGTGACTATGGACACGGCAAAGACCATGACAAAAAGTATACATAATACTGTAGGGTTCACTTGTTCTACATTTGATCTGCTTCACGCTGGCCATGTACAGATGTTACGTGAAGCAAAAGATCATTGTGACTATCTGATATGTGGATTACAGATTGATCCATCAACAGATAGACCAGATAAGAATCCACCCGTTCAAACAGTAGTAGAAAGGTATGTCCAATTATCAGCCATCAGCTATGTGGATGAGATCGTACCGTATGCAACGGAAGCTGATCTTGAAGATATACTTAATATGTTTAACATTGATATTCGAATCATAGGAGAAGAGTACAAAAAGAAAACATTCACAGGCCGTGCCATTTGTTCTAAAAGAGGCATTGAAGTAATTTACAATAAACGTGATCATAGATTCTCATCTAGTGATCTGAGAAAAAGAGTATCTGATAGGGAGACCAAAAATGTCAGCAACACAAGCGTGGATTAAAGAGCAGTACGAAAAAGAAAGTAAGCCAATTATTACGGAATATTCTTTGCACAAAGAATTGAAAGAATTGCAAGCTCGAGTACGACAACTTGAAGAAGATATGGCATATAAGGTAAAAGAGGGATAATGAATATTGTAATTACAGGTGATGAAGGTTTTATAGGATCTCACCTGAAAAGAAGATTAGAAAATTATGGTGATACAGTAATTGGTTGGGATGCAAAGTCTGGAAAAGACATTGAAGAGTTTTCCCTCGATCCTAATACTGATTTTGTAATCCATCTTGCAGCGATAGCGGATGTTCGTAGGAGCATTAATGATCCTGACTTATACTGGGAAGAGAATGTATTGAAAACTAAGAAGGTGCAAGATTGGTGTCACTTTGCCAATGTGCCTTTATTATATGCATCATCATCATGTGTACATTCTTGGGGTAAATCTCCATATGGTATGTCTAAAAAAGTTAACGAACTAACCGCTCATCGCAATCAAGTTGGTATGAGATTCACAACTGTATATGGTGATGGTGCACGTGACACTATGTTCATGGGTAAACTACAACGTGGTGAGCTCACTTACGTGACTGAACATAAACGAGACTTTATCCATATATCTGATGTAGTACAAGCAATATGTTTACTGATGGAGAACTATCATAATCTATCACAACCAGCATATGATATAGGAACTGGTACAAATAATGTTGTGAAGGATATTGCTGAACTCGCAGGTTATACTGTTCCTATAAGTGTTGGCTTTGATTGTGAATCTACAGATAACACAGCTAACATTACTCACCTTCAATCAGATACTGACTGGCGACCTCTGGTTGATGTTAAAAAGTATGTCTCTGATAAGTTTACTTTCTAATCAAATTGTAGTATAATTACTTCTCAAGGAGAAAATATATGAGTATTATGGATAAGTTGAAAAAGAACAGTAAGGTCAAGTTTACTGAAGTCCTTTCTGATTCTAAATTCTTTAATGAAAAAGATATGGTTGCAACAGATGTTCCTATGATGAATGTTGCTCTATCTGGATCTATTGATGGTGGTGTGGCTCCTGGCTTAACTGTATTGGCTGGACCGTCCAAACACTTTAAGACATCCTTTGCTTTGATCATGGCAGCTGCATATTTGAAGAAGTATGACGATGCAGTCTTGTTGTTCTATGATTCAGAGTTTGGATCACCTCAAGCATACTTTGAGCAATACAACATTGACACGTCAAGAGTATTACATACACCAATCACTAATGTTGAAGAATTAAAGTTTGATCTTATTTCACAATTGGAAGAGATTGAGCGTGGTGATAAAGTTATTGTGGTTATCGACTCTGTTGGTAACTTGGCTTCTAAGAAAGAGCTTGAGGATGCAATCAATGAAAAGTCTGTTGCAGATATGTCACGTGCCAAGTCTTTAAAAGGCTTGTTCCGTATGTGTACTCCATATCTCAATATGAAGGACATTCCTATGATTGCTGTGAACCATACGTATATGGAAATTGGATTGTTCCCTAAGGCTGTTGTGTCTGGTGGAACAGGTATCTACTACTCAGCAGATAACATTTGGATCCTTGGTCGTCAGCAAGACAAGCAAGGTACTGAGATCAAAGGATATCATTTTGTAATCAATGTGGAGAAGAGTCGTTATGTCAAAGAGAAATCCAAAATACCTATCTCTGTATCTTGGGATGGTGGTGTATCTAAGTATAGTGGCCTTCTGGCTGTTGCCCTTGACGGAGGCTATGTCGGCAAGCCTAGCAACGGTTGGTATTGTACTATTGATCGATCTACTGGAGAACTTCGAGACCCCAAAGTCAGAGAAAAAGAAACACTCAACGCAGACTTCTGGAAACCAATCTTCGAAGAAACAGACTTCAAAGAATACGTGAAGGAAAAGTTCTCAATTGGTGGTAATGTAACAAACGATCTAGATATAGAGATGGAAAATGAAACATAAGGAAAATGAGACGTATCAGCTAATCCCTGATACGGCTCACGATCAAGACTGGAACGTACGAATCCTTGAGGGTGTGTATAATGAGACTGTCCTCAAGATTGGTGGTATTGCGGTCAATGAAGTTAAAGGACATCTATCATTTAACTTCTTTGTAGTAGAGTCACCAGATAAAGATCTCTCTGAAGAAGATGAAGATCTACAAGATTTTGTTTCAGAGCTATTAGAACATATCATTACGGTTGCTATTGAAAAAGATGAGCTGATAATGAAAGAAAGAGAAGAAGAATGAAGATACTGATCTTTGGTTTGCCTGGTGCTGGTAAGACCTGGCTGGCTCAGAGATTGTACCAGCTGTTTGATGACTGTGCTTGGTACAACGCTGATAAGATCCGTGAGATGGCTAATGACTGGGACTTTAGTCCAGAAGGTAGATTACGTCAGGCTACTCGTATGAAGAACATTGCTGACTTTGAGATTGCAAATGGTAGGTGGGTGATATGTGACTTTGTATGTCCTACTGCTCATACACGAGACATCTTTGATCCAGATATTAAAATCTGGGTAGATACTATTTCAGAAGGCAGGTTCCAAGATACAAACAAAATGTTTGAGATCCCACTGACATTTGACTATCACGTCAATCACTGGTATAACGAAGCAGAGATTGAGTCATTAGCTGAACACATTAAAGAAGTTGATAGACACAATATGGAAAATGGTATCTTCTTTGGAGATAGAAGGATACGTCATGAGTTTTGATCCACTAAACCCAACAGTGCAGATGCTTGGTCGTTGGCAGCCATGGCATGATGGCCATCAAGAATTATTCAAACGCTGCCACGCTATGACTGGCCAAGTTGCTATCATGGTTAGACAAGTACCAGAGAAGCGAGAAGCAAACTCTCGTGTACCAGGTCAAGACGATAATCCATTTGATATCAAAACTGTGCAAGATAATATTATCCAAGGACTATCAAAAGAAGGGTTTACTTATAACGAAGATTATGTTATAATGGTTGTACCTAATATTGTAGACATCTCATATGGACGAGGTGTTGGGTATACATTTACAGAGCATGATCTTGGTAAAGAAGTCCACGACATATCAGCAACCAAGATTCGTGCTCAGATGAGAGCAGAGGGTAAACTTGCAGACAAATCTTGAACAAACGATTCTACGGAATATTCTGACTGATGAAGATTATATGCGGAAAGTACTTCCGTTCATCAAGCCAGATTACTTTGAAGGGATCTATCGTATATTATTTAAAGAAGCAGGTAAGTTTGTTGGAAAGTACAACAAGCTACCTACTGCTGAGACATTTAAGATTGAACTGGATCAAGCTGATCGTTTGACTGGTGAGAACTATACTGTTGCAGTAGATCTTCTTCCTAGCTTGTTTTCTAAAGAACCTATTGATGAAACATGGTTGTTGGATAACACAGAGAAGTGGTGTCAAGATAGAGCAATCTATAATGCCATCATGGAATCAATCAACATTATTGATGGTAAGCATGAAACACTTACAAAGGGAGCGTTACCAGACCTTCTGACTAAGGCATTAGGTGTAGCGTTTGATACTAATGTCGGACACGACTACATCGAAAACTTCGAAGACCGATACAACTTCTACCACACAGAAGAGGATAGAACTCCTTTCGATCTTGAATACTTCAACACCATCACGAAAGGTGGAGTACCTAATAAAACCCTTAATATTGCTCTTGCTGGTACCGGGGTTGGTAAGTCTCTATTTATGTGTCACGTTGGCGCAAGTGCTCTTGTGGATGGTAAGAACGTTTTGTATATCACCATGGAGATGGCTGAGGAACGTATTGCGGAACGTATAGACGCTAACCTGCTGAATGTACCAATTGATCAGTTACCTCATCTATCTAAGGATATGTTCCGTACAAAGGTAGAAGACTTATCTCGTAAGACTACTGGTAAGTTGATTGTAAAAGAATATCCAACTGGTTCTGCTCATGCTGGACACTTCCGTGCCTTGCTGAATGAACTTAAAC